TGAGGCGCTGGGTCTTGTTGCGCACGTCATTGCCGGCAGAGCGCATGAGGTTATTCACCTCGCGCGTGTCCAGCATCACCTCGCCCCAACTGGAAACCGTCAGCTTGAGGTCGCTCACCAGAAGCGCCCGCCGCCGAATAGCAGCACCAGCACGATAATCAGCAGGATCAGGCCGATGCCGCCGAAGCCCTGCGGGCCGTAGTAGCCGCCACGGTAGCCGTAGAAGCCGAAGCCACCGCCGAAAAGCACGATCACGATGATGAGGATCAGAAGCAGATTCATAGCGGGTTCACTCCAGGCGGTGCCGCCGCTGCGCCGTCATAGGGTTCGGTCAGCATCGCGTTGCGCGTGCCGTCGCTGTCGTCCGGCGTGAGGCGCGCGTGCTCAAGCTCGCACTCCATCTGGATGAACCGCTTGCGGCCGGCGATCGGCTTGGAACGTCGCACGCGGAATAGCTCTGTGATCTGCGTCCCGTCGGGCTGATCGGTGGAGCGCACCACCACATCGATCGTGCCGGGGTATCGCTGCCAGCGAATATTGATGACGTGAGTCACGGGCGCATCGATTTGCGTCGACTCCCAGAACGTCGAGAAATAGGCCGGCTGCACGTCGGCGTGCGTGCGCGCGATCGGCACCAGCACCTCGCGCAAGGCGAGGTCGTCGGCGGGAACCTGGTCGCGGCGATACAGCGTCACCCACCAGCGCAGCGCGCCGATGCCGCTGCACCCCGGAAGCTGGCCAGACGGGTTATCCGGCACCGCTCACCCGCTGAAGGTCCAAAGGCGATACGGATCGAGCAGCCGATAAAAGGCTTGCGGCATGTCTGCCGCCACGTCGCCGCGTTGCTCATAGTAGTGCGCAGTGCCGACGAGGATTGCCATGCGCACGGGCGCCGGGATCGCCGTCGCGTCGCCGTCGCTCCAGCCGGCGGTATAATTGATGCTCATGGACTGCTGCGGAATCTTCGGCAGCAATTGCGGCTTCACCGCCACGTAACCCGGCTCCACCAGCAAATTCAGGGTGTAGTCGGAGGGATCGGCCGTCTGCATGTCATCGATCGGCCCCCACGTGATCGACTCCACCGACACGGCCGGCGCGCGCGGCAGATACACCGGCTGCTTCACCAGCGGTGGCCAATTGAGCGGGAAGGTGATGAGGCTTTGCGGCACCAGCGGCGTGGCCGTGGGCGGTGGCGCCCAGGTGACGTTGAATTGCATTTGTTGCTTGAACAGCGCGCGGTTGAGGTAGGCTTCTGCCTCGATGCGCGCGCCGGTCAGGTAAAGCTCCACAAGCAGGTCGTCGGCGTCATTGTCGATCCGGCAATGCGCCTTCGCCTGCTCCAGCGTCACCGGCTCGCTGGTCGGCCCCGTCACCACGCGCCAGCCGCTGTCAGAGGCGCCCATTTATTTCCGCACCACCGATGCCGGCCCGCGCGCCGGCACGCCTGTAGCGCCTTCCTGGCCCCCTGGTGGCGGTGTTAGCGGGATCGGTGGCGGCAGCGCTTCGGCGACGCGGCTTGCCACCAGCCGTTGCGCCTCGCCAAGCGGGAACACCGCCACCTCGCCGGCATTATAGATCGTGTGACGCTTCAGGAAGCGCACGCGGGCGATGTAGTGCGTGGTAGTGGTGGCGGTGTCGCTCATTGGTCCCTCAGGTGATGGTGACGGCGTTTGACGGTGGCGCTGCGGTCGAGCCGATGGCGTTGGTCGCCGTCACCACGCAGGCGGCGGTGTGCCCAACGTCGGCCGAGTCGCGGGTATAGGTCGCCGCGTCGGTGCCGATCGGCGCGCCGTCGAGTTGCCACTGGTAGGCGTAGCCGGTCGGCGTGCCGCTCCAGTTGCCCATCGTGCAGGTGAGCACCGCGCCCGCCTGCGTAACGTGGGGCACGTCAATGTTCACTGGCGCCTCTGTCGGTGGAGGCCCCCCGCCCCCGACATCGGTCACGCCCAGATCGGCGAGCCGTTGTGCTTCCTCTGGCGTGAAGCACGCCGACTCGCCTGCGTTATAGCTGGCAAAGTGCGTCGCGAACGTCACCACCGTGTCGCGTTCTGCGACGCTCTCGACCGCACGCGGCTGCAACCGCGCCCCGCCTCTCGGATCATCCGTCGCGCGTTCCAGGTCCTCGCGCGCCGCTGTTCCAGGCTTGCCAGCCGCCAGATCACGCGCGGTCCGCTCCAGTTGGACCGACACGCGCGGATCATAGGTCTGCGGGATTTGTGGCTGCGGCTCTGGAGCGGGCGGATAACGGCGCGGCGGATGTTCCAACCCGGCCGGCATCGAGCCGCCGCGCGGGGGTTGCGGTGTCTGCTTTGCGTCTGACATATGCGAAACCTCCAGTTTATATCGGGTCGGTGAGCACCGGCGGTGCGTTGGCACCTGTCGCCAGCGCCGGCCGAATCGCGCCAGCCTGCGACCACGTGGGATTGAGCGGCTGGGTGCTGTAAGGCGCGCCCGGTGCTCCAGGCACACCAGCGAAGCCCCAATCCTGCGTGAGCAGCACCACGAGCGATTGCAGGTGGCGCATGTTCACGTCGTGCTCTGCGATCACGCGGAACAGGCTTTGGTCGCGTTGGAAAGCGCTGACCATGCTGACCCCATCGTTGTATGCCGCCACGTCGGAAGCATCCACGATGACGTTGTAAGTGTCGGCCAGCACGAAATCGGCCATATCGCAGAAGTAGATTTCACTCCCCTTCGTGTAAGTCGAAATCGACAGGTTCGTGGGGATCTGCTGCGACACTTTGACCGGGTAGCCTTCCCACATGCCGCGCTCGATTTCGTCCTTGTAGTAGAAGCCGCCCACCTGATCGCGCGCGGTAGCGATGAAGCGAACCATCGATGGCGCCATGAACCACGTGGGGCGGATCATGCGGGACATGCCATTTTGCAGCGCGAGGATCGCGGCCGACGCGCCGGCCAGGATCGCCGTTAGCTGATCGCCCGGCGCTGGTGTCGTGGGCATCGCCGTCACGGTGATGATGTTCGCCGGCAGCGCGAGGTGGCGCATTCCGATCGGCCCCTTGTCGGTGCCGTCGCCGCGCAGGAATGCCAAGTCCTCGCGCCGCGCAATCGTCTGCACGAGGTCGTCGCGCACGATTTCCTCGACTCCAATCGGCGCGCGGCGGATCAGATCGTTTGACACCGGCACCATCGCGGTGAGCTTTTTCGCAACGAAATTCACATCATCGAAGCGCTCTTGCGAGATGGCGATATCGTCGGTTTCGTTCTGGTATGCCGCCGTGGCACCACCAGCGAGGCGCGGGATGGTCAGATTGCCCATCGGCATTCCCACCTCCATCGGCCCCGCGCCGCGCACCACCGTGTTCGCGCGTAGCAACTCGATGAGGTCAGCGAGGAAGTCCTGCGGAATGAGCGCGCCGCCCTCGCCCGTGACGTTGCTCACCAGAGCTTTGACCTGTCGCGTCACCTCATCGTCGCCGAAGCGGGTATCACAGAATGCCGCCGCCTTGTCCCAGCTTTCTTTGTTAAGGCGTGCCCACATCACACCGACGGCGAAGCGTGCCGCCTGTATGCCCGCGGTGTTCCTGATCCCCTTGTTAGGATCGCGCTTCGCTCTGGCCGGTGTGCGCTGGCCATGAAAGCGCCGGTGGATCGTGTCTTGCAGCGCGGCTTCCTCCGTATCGTCGGTGCCATCGCCGTTGCCCGGTGTATCGGTGGCGAGCGCAGCTTCAGCCGCCATCGCTGCCTCGATACGGGTAATGCGCGCATCGAGCGTGGCGAGCAGCGTATTGAGCGCATCGAATTGCGAGCCGGTATCGTCGCCGCCCTCGCCGCCTTCGTCGCCTTCCTGCTTCAGCAGCAAGGCTTTCATCTTGTCCACCAGCTTGCCCTTTTCGTGCACAAGCTCGCGGTGCTTTTCACTTAGCGTAGCCATTGCCTATGTCCTTTTTGATGGGGTGCTTTGTTAGCGTGCGGCGCAGGCATATCGGTGCATGTCCAGCGACACCTGGGCCAGTTGGAGCACCCGCAAGCGACGTGCTCTTGCTTTTGCTTGTTCTTGGTTGGCAGCGATCGCCGCAACGAGGTCGCCTTGCATGGCGTTCAACGTCGCGGCGCTTAGTTGGGTTACTTCCTCGCCGGTCACGGGTGGCGTATCGCTCGCCACCTCTGCCGGCATGGCCGGCGCCGGCAAGGGTTCCTCTAGCAGCGCCTCGGGGTTCGCCGGCACCGTCACCACCGAGAATTCGACAAGCTCTTGCTGCTGAAAATCGATGCCTGGGAACCAGTCATCGGCGCCGCGTTCGGCATCTTCGGTGAATTCCCACTTGAGCGGCCGGAAGCCCACCGACGTGGCGCCCAGGAAGCCTTGCCGCGCGAGGCGATACACCGCTTCGGCGAATTGCCCGCGCTCTGGTGTATCGGTCGGAATGAAGCGCACCGAAGCCTTCAGCGCGTTGCCTTCAATGCCCACGTCGAATGCACGGCCGATCGGCAGCGCTTCGGCATCATGGCCCCAGAGCACCACGGGGTTGCGCAGGAAGTTGCGCAAGTCCCAGCCGGCCACTGCGATGGTGTCGCGCTCGCGATCGACGGTGCCGGTGGAGATGGTGAAGCGCAGGCAGCGGTCATCGCCTGCGATCGCCTCGATGGGCGCCACCATCTGCTTGCGCAGTGCCACCGCGCTGCCGGTGGCGTTGCGGCTACGGTTTAACTGCTTGAACCGCGTCGGGCTCACTATTTGCATTTGCCCCTCCGGGTGAAGCGCCACCACTCACCGGCTGCTGCTGCTGCTGCTGCGACGGATCGATGGTGTTCAATGGCACGCGGTATTCGTCGCCGGTCGGATCGTCGATTGGGTCCATGTTTTCCTTCGCGCGCACGTCATTGCGCGAAAGCCACCCGTTCAATGTGCCGATCTGATAACCCTGGTAGCGCGTGAGCGTGTCGCCGCGCGTCATGTCGGTGAAGTCCATCATGC